TTACAGCTTCGGCTTCTCGGACTGGAGAGGATTCTTCGGTTCGCAGGGTGCCTAAAGCATTCTATGGTGGAGGGGCTATAAAAGGCTCCTCCACTATTTCTTCTTCTTTAACATAGTTGAATGGCACTTCGGGTGCTGGTCTAGGAAAGGACTGTTCAATATGCCTACACATTTTCCAAACGGAGTTTCCAATAGAACAAAGGGTCATCCCCTTTTTAATTACCCATATTTAGACCCTTCAAAGTACTACACGTACTTCGATGATTTCTTTGAGTACCACTCTGGTATCTATACCATCACCACCACTGAAGCTGGTTCTGGTAATGCCTCTGAGGCAATCACCTCTGGTGCAGGCGGTCAACTCCTGATCACCAACGATAATGCAGATAATGATCTAGACTTCTTTCAGCTGAAGGGTGAGTCTTTCAAGTGGGATTCTAGCAAGAGAATGTTCTTCTCTGCTAGGTTTAAAACCAATGACGCAACGCAGTCAGAAATTGTCATGGGTCTTCAGATCACTGATACGACTCCTCTTGATGTCACAGACGGTATCTTCTTCCTTAAAGTTGATGCAGATACAAAGCCTGATCTTATCATTGAGAAAGACAACAGTTCTAGCTTGAGCGTTCTAGAAATGAATGCAATGGAAGATGACACGTTTGTCACGCTTTCGTTTGAGTATGATCCGCTGGACGTTGCCACGGGTGGCGCTGTCTTCCGCGCTTATCAAGATGACGTACAAGTTGGTGAGATCACTGGCACAACCAATGCTCCTGATGATGAAGAACTGACGATCTCGTTTGGTATTCAGAATGGTGAAGCAGCTGCTAAGACCTTGACCATTGACTTCATTCTTGTAGCGGTGGAAAGATAAGCCACTACCTTGGAAAGCTATAAGCATTGATCTATAATAGGGGAAGTATCTTACATGGGTCTTCCCCTATTTTTTTAGGAGATAATTGAATGAGCACTACCCTTAGAATAGCGCAGGTAGAGAGTGGTGGAGGAGGTAATGGTCTCTTTGTAGATACTATTACAAGCACCACCATATCTGATACTAGGATTAGACTGTACACCTACGCTGTCACCGCTGCCTCTGAATTGGTGATTGGAGACAGTGCAGGACCTGTTATTAAACAACCAGTCCTTGCAGCTAACACAGGTGACAACGTATACATTGGAGATGATGGTGTCAGGTGTAATGGTAATGTATCTCTGGCGGGTGCAAGTAACGCTGGTAAAGTATACATTTACTATGGCTAACGCTGATGAACTATATCACACTTGTCAGTGCAGTAATAGCAGCTTCGGAGAATGATGGCCCTGAGTTTGTAGGTGCTCTGCCTGATATGGTGCAGAGAGCACAAGACCGTATGATGAATGATCTAGATGATCAGGGTCTTGTAGCTTATTCTAGTGTGGCAGTATCTGCTGGAACAGCTGAAGTCTCTGTACCCTCTGGTGGAGAGATTATCAAAACCTTTGCCATAGAGAATACAGATGGGGCTAAGACACAACTTAAAATTAGACCCTACGAGTATCTTATAGATTACTGGCCTGTCTCTGCATCCACTGGTACACCCAGATACTATGGGTTTAAAACCAATACTCAACTTCGCGTGGCACCTACACCTTCTGCCACCATAGATTCTGAGATTGGATTTATTGCAGAGATTTCTGCTATCACAAGTGATAACCCAACTAATTACTTCACAGACAATTGTGAAAATGCACTCTTCTTTGCTACAATGGTGGAAGCTTCTATGTTTATGAAAAGCTTTAACACTGTTCAAGTCTTTCAACAAGAGTATACCACTGAGATAGACAGGCTTAGAAACAGAGCAAGAAGAAGCAGACAAGATGATATGCAACCAAACACAAGTCCTGCTGGAGGACCTAATACACTTGTTCAAGGGAGCAATTAGATGAAAAGTAAACCAATGAAAAAAGAAAAAGACTACACGGTGGAAGACAAAAATCCTCCGGTAGATACTAAAAAGTTAAATGAGATTGTAGGTAGAGCCACAGGACAAGGCTACGGAGCAGCTAGAAAAGGACCAACTGTTGTCTGATAAAGAATGTAAGAATCCTAACTGTGGGCATGAAAAGTGTGAAAACTGTTCTTGCTCTGAACCCTGCACTGCTGAAACCTGTGATTGTGTAAATGCTACAGAAAAGTGAGTACATAAAACATGGACATGAATTTGATGCAAGCAATATCAGATTATGGTCTAGCCATTGTAGGATGCGTAGGGGCTGGCGTTGCTGCGTGGAAGCTTCTTCACTTTCTATTAAAGGACGTAATAGCCAGTCTTAAAAAACAGGATAGTATTATTGTAGACCTAATTGATAAAACTACCAGATTAGAAATTATGATACAAAGAATGGATTCAAAGTTAGACACTCTTATAAGTAAACGCTCCAAACCTTTACTCAAAGGTGATAGGGCTAAGATAGAGGAAGATGAATAATGTCAGACGAAAATAAAAACAAACCTACTCAAGCAGATGTTAATGATGCAATAGCGGTTTATCAGGATAAGACTACTAATCCTAAAGAAAAAGCAGCAATGAATAAAATTTTAAAAAGCGCCTCTTCTTTGCAAATTAATAAAGCAGAAAAACTTTCAAGGACCCGTGAAAAAGGCATGAAAGCAGGCGGCTCTCTAAGTGTATCTGCTGATAAACCAGCGTGGATGCGTAACAGGTAAGGAACTGATATGGCAGTTGCAACTACATCAAACTTTGACACTACCTTTTTTATAGACGAGGTAATAGAAGAAGCATTTGCCATGATAGGTGGAGAACCAGAACTAGGTAATGACGGTATCTCTGCCAGACGTTCTCTTAATCTTCTTCTCACTGACTGGCAGAACAGAGGTGTTCTTCTCTGGGGTACAGACCTTGCATCTACTACACTTAGTACAAATACAGCAGAGTATACACTAGATAGTGACACAGTGGATGTTCTCAACGGGTATGTCAGAAGATCATCTAACTCTAACGACTTTCAATTGACCCGAATTGCCTACGAAGAATACGAGGCAATCACAGATAAAACAACATCAGGAAGACCTACACAGTTTGCCACGCTCAAAGGCAGAGATGCAATGAAGGCATACTTTTTTCCGGTGCCTGACTCCACAGATACCTACACTTTTAGACATTACAGAATGAAGCGTCTCAAAGACGTTAATAAGAGTGCGCTAGAAAATGCAGATGTACCTTTCAGATTTCTTCCTTGCCTTACAGCAGGTCTGGCCTACTATCTTAGTTTTAAAAGACCAAATGTTCCCGCAGAACGTGTTACTATGTTACAGGCTAACTACGAGAAACTACTTGAGAATGCAATGGAAGCAGATAAAGAACGTGTTAGCCTGTTTATCACCCCACGATTAGGAGTTGTTTAGATGGCTATCAATAGATCAAGCACAGCAAAACAATTAAAAGGTAACAGAAAAAAATTAGATAAAGCTCCCCCTTACGGTAAAATTACAAAAGCTGACTTTGCTGCGCTGAGAAAAACAAACGGAAAACGCAATGGGTAAACTCTGTCCCAGAGGTAAAGCAGCTGCCAAGCGTAAGTTTGATGTATATCCATCAGCTTACGCTAATATGTATGCCTCTGCTGTTTGTTCTGGTAAGGTTACCCCCGGTGGTAAGAAGAAAAAGAAGAAGGCAACGGCAAAGAAAACAGGAGGTGGTCTTAGAAAGTGGGTAGACGAAAAATGGGTAGACATAGGCGCACCTAAGAAAGATGGTAAGTTTCAACCCTGTGGTAGAAAGTCTGCCAAGGGTTCTAAAAGAAAGTATCCCAAGTGCGTTCCGCTGGCCAAGGCAAAACGTATGACAGCTGGGCAGAAGAAATCTGCTGTGCAGAGAAAGAGAGCAGTCAAGCAAGGTGTAGGTGGTAAACCTACCAATGTTAAAACCTTTGCAAGAAAGAAGAAAAGCTAATGGCTGAGAAGAAGAAGAGAAAGTCCACTGGTAAAGGAATGAAGGGTCACACCATCAAGGGTGGACACAAGCGTCCCACCAAAGCTGGTGCTGGCATGACAAAGAAGGGAGTGGCAAAGTACCGTAGAGAGAACCCCGGTAGTAAGCTTAAAACAGCTGTAACTGAATCTAAACCCACTGGTAAAAGAGCAGCAAGGCGTAAGAGCTACTGTGCACGTAGCGCAGGGCAAATGAAGAAGTTTCCCAAAGCTGCAAAGAATCCTAACTCAAGACTTAGGCAAGCCAGAAGAAGATGGAAGTGCTAGACAGTGGTAGGTAAGAAAGCATTCTTTATCAGTGATAGATCAGGGTTTCGGTTTCCGCTTGACCAGAGAGTCAGGGAACCCGGAACTAATCTTATTGTTGCTAAGTCAGAGAGCGATGGTATTTTTAATCTTGTAACCAACCCACAAAATAAGGTACAATTCCCAGTAGATAAAGAGTTTATCAGAGACGCAAGACCACCTGATAATGCAGAGAGAAACATTACTTGGAATGCTGCCACCACAAAGTGGGAAGATGAGACAAGCAAATGGAATTTTATATAAGGTAGATTAATATGACCGGAGATTTAACAGGCTCAATTATTGCCAATACATATAAAGACCTGCTAAAGATAGATGCAGCTACCTCTAACAATGGTCTTACAGGAGCTTTAAGAACTGTTCAAGATGGTGGTGGCACAGCTGGTCCTCTACAACTTAGCACGGCACAGTTAAACGTCACAGGTCAGTTTGCCATAGGTGGTACGGTCCTTACTGCCACGGTGTCTCAGCTAAATGACATTGCTGCAGGTTCTTTTGAAACTATCACAGATGCAAACCAAACTGTTCTAATCACAGAGGGCGGTGTTTCTGTTAGTACAGCTTCTACCAGTGCATCTCTTAGAGTTAATCCTGATCTTAGCATTTCCTCTGTCACAGCTTCTATTGGTAGCTTTACCACCTCTGTCAGTGCAACTAACTTTGTAGCTGCTACGGGTAGCTTTACCACAAAGGTATCAGGTGTAGCAGCAGAGTTCTCTGGTAATGTATCTGCCAATAATGTATACGCTGCTACCAATGTATTTGTAGGAGGCACCGCTGTTCCTAGTGCAGCTGCTATCACTTCTATCAATGCTGCTCATACCTCTACCAACAATGCTCTTGTAGCTCTATCAGCTACACTGGCAACCAGCATAGGTACAGCCAATACAAGAATTACCTCTGTTAGTGATTTTGCAGTGGCGCTTTCAGCTACTCTAGCCACTAGTATTGCCAATGTATCTTCCACAATGGCCACCAGCATTAACACTGCCAATGCAAGAATAACATCTGTTAGTGACTTTGCAGTTGCTCTGTCAGGTACACTGGCTACATCTATAGGAACTGCTAATACTAGAATTACATCTGTCAGTGACTTTGCTGTGGCTCTTTCTGCTACGCTGGCAGCTAGTATTGCTAATGTTTCTTCAACTCTGGCTACTAGCATTGGCAATCAGCTGCCAAAGGCAGGTGGTGCTATGACAGGTGTGCTTAGTGCCACAGATGTATATGTCAGTGCTTTGGCAGTGGGTACAAACTCTCTTCTTGGTAAAGACATACACATAGAGAAATCAGCTGTTGCTGATGTACAAGCACTGACAGATGGCACAAACATATCTGTAGACTTTAACGTGGGACAAAACTTTACCGTGACACTGGCAGGTAACAGAACACTTGATAATCCTACCAATTGTGTTGCAGGACAGGTTGGTAGTATATTTGTTGTACAGGATGGTACAGGTTCTAGAACACTTGCCTACGGAACTTCTTGGGACTTTCCTGCTGGAACAGCACCTACACTTTCCACAGATGCAGCAGCAATTGACAGGATTGATTATATAGTGCATACATCTACAGATGTTCATGCAGTGCTAACAAAGGCGTATTCATAGATGGTATTTAACAATAGTATTCTTTTAGGCGCAGCAGGTCAGGGTGGAGCAGCGCCATTTGACACAACTCTGATTGGTAATTCAGTT